CCATTTTAAAACTCCATGATATACAAAAAGAACCCCCTCCTTTTGGGAGAGGGTTGTTACTAGTAACAATTAGGGACCGTTAGAACCCCAAAGAGCACGAGGATCAGACCATCCGAATGAATAGCGCTCATAACCTTTGGCTTTAGCGTTCATTGTATCGAAGTCATTGTCTTGATCAAAAGTAATAGCATGACGCTCATAGTACTTCAGACCAGTTCCACCAGGAATAGTATTCCTAATGAACCAAGCATGAGGTGACGAGAAGTAATGATTTACTTTAAAACCACCAGGAATGTAATTACCAGACTTAATGACGTTAATGTCATTATTGGCATTACCTGTTTGGTAGGTAGAGTTAAGAATGCGTTGAGCATTAAACAATTCTTGACGAGCAATATGAAGGCTATCTGGTTGAATAGCGACCAAAAGTCCACGGTCGTTTTGCAATCCCATAATAGCAATCACTGCATCTTCAAGAGCAGCTTCAGACAAATCAACATCAACACTAGGTTTGTTGGCCCATGTACCACCAGTAGTATTGGTATGTGCTGTAGAACACAACTCAACACCATCACCACCTTTATAGGTACTATTGAATGCACGATTGTAGACGTTAGCAGCTACGTTTTCTTTCGTTTGACGGAAAGACATCGCTAAAGCAGCAGAACGTTTCTTGGAGATTTGCTCATAGAGGTTATCATCCATTTCTTCCTTGGTCACAATGTAGCCCATTGCATACGCAATATGCGTATAACGAGTTACAAAACCTTGGATCTCAGAGTCGTATTGAGTGCCAACGCCTTGTTCTTTAACTGGAACAAGACCAAAGCCTGTCAATTGGACATCTTCTTCGTAGTTTTGAGTTGAAGTATCCTTGTCAAATATATCGCAATATTCTTCAGGATGTTCATCGTATGTTTGTCCCCACCAAGCTTTGATGCCAGGCCATAGGGCCTTGGGATGGGAACCAGTTGTAATAATACCTGCCATTTTATTTAACTCCTATTTATAGACCAGTGAAGTTAGTGCCTGTAGCAACACCAAACTCGTGGTTATTAAAGCGACACAAAATACGAGCATACGCACCAATCGCATTGTCAGAGGCTTGGAAAAGTCCTAACATTTGAATTGGTAAAGTATTGGTCGTGGCGACAGTGGTTGATGGAATGATAACGTTTGAATACGGAGCATTTGGAGAAAGCAACGTAGTAACAGTAGCATTTTGATTGATAGCATAAGTCTGGTCAGCACCACTATAGAATGAACCAATACCAGTGTTATACCGCATTTTAGCAAGAGTAATGTTGGTTTCAGTAAGACCAGCAGATATTGTAAACAATACATTTGGATCATCCACAACATACGCATATCTTGTAGTGGTACGAGTACCAGCAACAAGGAAGGTATTCTCTAAAGAAAGAGATGGACCTTGAAGAGATACACCTGGATCAGCAACACGTATACCAACAACAATACCTAGTGCAACAAAGCTAGAAGCTGAAGCAGCGGGTATTTTTTTGATGTACGGTACACCGTTAGCATCACTACCAGCAGCACTCATTACGATATCACCGATTGCATAAGATGCAGTGGTATCAGAGGTGGGGATAGCATACATACGGCCTTGACTATTCCAAGATGCACCATTTAAATAACCAATAGGGGAGGCCCCATTAATTTTATTGGTGTTTGCCATTATTAAAACTCCTAATCAGTTAAGTGAGTTTGATACCACCTGGGGGAACATAAAAACCAGTGTTTTCACCAGTTATTTTGCCCTTACGTATAGCAGCATCAATGCGATTGTTTTTAGTTTGAAGTTCAGCTTGATCTTCCTCGTACCATTCTTGCCGAATTTTCATTAGATAACCGTATTGCTCAGTGCCTTCAGCACGGGGATTTACAAGGTATCTAATTCTCTCTCCACCAAGGTCACCATTACGGCTAATTATATTCTCGCTCACACCACCTACTTCCGTAGGAGTGACAAATTCATATCCACTATCACTAGCTTCTTGAATTCGACTACCTGAGTCCGTAAAGATATGCAGATGATAACCTGGTATCTGTTGACGAACATTTAACTTAACTTCTGTTCCGTTAAAAACATTTCTGCGTTTACGAGTTGTACCGTCTATTGCAGGAGCAGGATTGTTTTCTGCTTCTTTTCTCTCTTCAAATTTCTGCATTACACGATCACGTTTTTCAAACTCATTTAGTGCTCTAGGCATAGTAATCTCCATTAAGTTATAAGTTAAGACCAATCAAAATCTTGAACATATTGTTCACGAGTCATAAGCTTTTGCTTAACAAATCGATCACAAGCTGTCTTAGCTTCTGTTGGGAGGTTATCGTAGGATTGAGCATTGCTTCCGCTTCTGCCTTGTCTACCTGCCCCCGATTCCACTCTACTTGTGGAACTTTGTTTCTTTGCCCCAAACTTATTTGGAAATTCTTCTATTAACACTTCGTCAAGTTTATCTAGGAATGGTTGACCTTTAAGAAGAGGGAACTCTAATCTAAGGCTTTCACCAATGCCATTGACCATACTTGTCATACGCTTATCTTGTCCAAACCAACTATTGCGATCTAACCACACTTGTAAGCCTGGGTCAATTTCAGTAGTTGTTTCTTGTTGTTTTTTTACGACATCAACATTTTTACTAGCTTGTTTGGCTTCTTTAAATTCTTCTTTAGCTACATCTAAAGCATCATCTAAAGCATTTACTCTTTGCCCATCTCCATCTGTAATAGCTTGAGCACGACTATCTCTTAGTTCTTGAATACGACTTTCGTACTCTTGAGCCTTACGTTCATAAGATTCTTTTTGAAACTTTTTAAATTCCTCTGCTGCTTCACGAAAATCTTTAAGTTGTTCTTTTGTAGCTTGTAAATCTTTAACAAGATTCTCATTGTTCTTGCGAAGAATGGGAAGAATCTCTCGACCACGTTTTACAAAAGTATCAGCGTCTACCCAATCAGCTTCATTTCCACGATAACGTTCTTTAGGAACCCAACCTTGGGATTCGGCTTCATGTCGTACATCATCAGTTATTTCGTTACTAGTAACATTTTCTTCGCTCATAACTCTTACTCCTTATGTTTTAGCTAAATAGGGATCAACAAGATCTACATCAGCATCAAGAATACCAGTGATTTCTTTGTCATTAATCATTCTGTATTGAAGACCATCTTTACCTAAATAAAGCAATCCAGCATATTTACCAAAAATTACTTTGTTTCCAACCTCACACCAAGGTGTAGGTTCATCTGCATAACATTGGTCACCCATTGCAACAACGATACCAGTGGTGTTAGCCATTTGTTCTCGTTCTTTAGTATTTTCAGTAGTGAGAATAATCCCACCTTTAGATACTTCTTTGACTTCTTGAGGCTTAATAAGCACTCGCCAGCCTACAGGGTTTATTCCAGACTCATTACTCATTGTTTACCTCTATCTTTTGTTGTGTCGCTTCAAACAAATCTTCATACTCTAAATTAAGAATAATCGCTATTGCTCTACATCGACCTTTAACTTCTAACTCATCATCAAACGCATTGTTGATTAAACCTTCTTTCATGGTTTCACGATCTGCTAATAGCATCTTCATCAGACGTTTAGTAACAGGGTGGTGTTTCCACTCTTCAAAGTTATCGGGGCTTACTGCTTCCATTCTCTCTCCTTAAAAACCTTTACTGCATCATTTGTTGTGGCATTCCCATTGAAGGTTGCTCCATTGGAGGTTGCTCAATAGTAGGTTGTTCATTTACTTTATCCTTCATCATCCCATCGTAAACACTATTCATTGTTTTAATAGCACTCATTACACCTTCTCTGCGTTCACGTTGTAAACCAATTTGCATATTAATTTCTTGGATACGCATCTTCTCACCTTCAGTAGCAATACCTATCTTAATAGACTCTGCTTCTGCTTCTAACTTTTGTATTTGAGCTTGGTTTAATTCTGCTTCACTCATTAATTTTAACAAGGCTACTTTCATAGACAACTGATCTGAAGCTTGTTTAGCTTGCATTTTAAGTTGTTCAATTTGTAACTTGGGATTAACAGGTGGCGGTACAGCGTTAGGACCTTTAGGATCAGGAAGGATTTTTTCAATATTGGTTACCTTCATTGCTCTTAAGAAAGAGTACTCAACTTCATAACGATCATATAGACCAGGAGTAGAAGAAACTCTTTGAGCAATTGCAACTGCTTGATTTATACGTTGAGCATCTGAAGTGATACTAGGATCAGCAGTAGGCATCACATCAGTTACAGGACCCTCATAGTCAGAAGGTAAAATCAATCCTGCATTTTTAGCATCAGATGTATAAGAAGTATTTTCCGTAATAAATATTTGATTTAGATGATAAAGTTTTCTAAATTCTTGTTTAAGACTTCTATGAGTTCGTTTAAAAATACCATTAAATATCTTCATACCTTGTTCTGCCATAGTGCGAGTAGTCTCGGCAGGGGTATTTTGACCAGGGTTTTGTCCTGTAAGAATATCTACAGAACCACCAATACGTTCACCATAGTTAATCAAAAGATTTAACAATGTAAACATTACTTGAGAAGGTTCACGCACAGGCAAAGGAACAATACCTTTTCTTAAATCATCTCCCGTAGTATCTACATGCTTCCACTCCATAGGATTGAAGGAGTAGTTACCACCACGTAACTTAATACCACGGCTAAGAAATCCACCAGCAGTATTAGCCATAGTGCCTGCATCGACAAGCTGGTTAATAATGGTGTTGATAGATTCGTTGAGTGGTCCAAGAAGAACTCCAAAGCCTAGGTCATAGAAACCGCCATCAGGAGACGGTACAAATGGATATTTAGTAAAATACTGTTCTGCTTTAATACTAAGAACTGTATCTTTTTCATTGCGTTCTATATCAGTTTGGGTGTATCGAGAAACAATACGAGCAACTTTTTTATTGTCTCTACGTACATAAACAATATAGGGTTCAGCATAACCATCGTCATCAAAATCAATAAAACAATGTTGTTCAATAATTTCAATGGGAGTGCTATTGTCATTGGGTTCAGGAGGCATCATGCCTTGAGCTTTATCTTGCAACAGTTGTAAACCACTACTAGAAATAATAGAAGCGGATTGTTGTTGACGACCTTCGGATACACCTTCAGACCACAATCCACGAACTACACGTTCATAAATTTCATTTTTGGTCATCTGTAGAACATGTGATACACGACTAGCAGTCTCTAAACTTTTAGTCCAATAATTAACTACTAAGTCTTTGGCTAATACATTCTCAGAGACATTGTGTTTAAGAACAGGATCATAGTAAGTCTTTTTAAAAGCACAACCAATAATAGGTTGTGTAATTAAAACTTTATCCATCTCTGATTCCCAATCCTCATCTTCTTCTAAGATTTGATAGGACATGTGCTGTTCTACACGACTAGAACGTAAAGCTTTTAATCCATCTTTATCATCACCCACTACTCTACACTTAACAGGTAGATCACTGTCTATAAGTACAGGATAACTACGAGCGTGGTACTGGAGAGCAGCAATAGTGATAAGTGGAAACTTAACGTTAGAGGCATTAGGCCAAGGAAAGTTTTTAGTTTCGGCTACTTGTAAAGCTAACTTAAGAGAAGCTTCAGTACGTGTTTCCCAAGAACTACGAGATAATAAATCATTGTCAAAGTCTTTAATGACTTGCATTCCAATGGTTTTTAAATCATCATCACAGAGAAGTTTAGCAATATTGGCCTCATATACAAGGTCATCAATATTAAATTTATCTTTTAAATT